TCCCACCTTACAAAGGAGATTAAAATGCGTGGACCAGCAAAAATAGCAGGATCAAAGATGGGCTCTAAGACGGGTTCAAAAACCTGTCCTGTATGTAAAGGAACTGGTAAAGTTTCTGGAAAGACTAAACCGAAGCCAATGTCAACTCCGGCTGTTGGTAGTAGAGGTGGTCCAGGTAAAGGTAGTGCGGGACCAGGTGGTAGAGGTGGTCGAGGAAAAAGTGGTCCAGGCGGTAGAGCTAGCGGACCAAGATCATAATTAAAATTTAACAAAGGATATTTAAAATGGCATATGGTGATCCAGAAGCAGGCAGTAAATCAGCTCCAGGAGCTGGCAAAAGTGGAAAAAATACTGGTGGAAGACGGGGGACTCAAAACTCTAAAGCAGCAGGAAAATCTGTAAGAGGAATGAAAACAGGATCTTCATCTAATAGCGAAAGACCTTCTGCACAAAAGAAGGGCAGCGTAATGCGAGAGGCAACTTGGAATAACATGACCAAGGGTGCTCGTATGCAAAACTACGGCACGACATCATACGCAAAATATAAAGCAGGCAAGAAAGCTTCTAATATTAAAGGAAATTCAAGGTCAAACCTTCAAATGAGGGGCGGAAACGGTGGAGCCAGAGGATAATGGCTGTTAATCCTGTAAAACGTAGGGAAGGCAAGGTAGTACACAACAGTGTGTGGACCACAGCAAACAAGAAGAAAGTAATTGAGATGTTTGCTTGTGGGTCTACCGTTGTTGAAGTATGCAGGTTCCTTGGTATTCATAAGTCTACGTTCTACCGCTGGCTAAAAGACGAGAGAAAGGGTGATTTTCAGCGCACCATTGAGTTAGGTATACAAGCTTCTGAAGCTTACTGGATACAGATAGGTAGGGATAACCTAGAGAATAAATCATTTAATACATCGCTATATGCATTCATGATGGTTAATAAGTTTAACTATAGATCCACTTATTCTAAGCAGGAAGTAGAAAAGAAAGAAACAAAGACTACAACTGTCGAGGTTAAGAAGGCTGTTGATGTAGAGTCTATAATTGATAAACTAAACGAAAGTATGAAGGAGGGGGAGCCAAAGCTCCTTAATTAATATGCCTAAAGTCGGAACTAAAAAATTTGCTTACACCAAAGCTGGTATGAAGAAAGCTAAACAATACTCTAAATCTTCTGGCAAGAAAGTACAGAAGAAGGCTCCAAAGGGGTACTAAGATGGGTTGGGGAGGAGCAAGCAGCCCAGGCGGTGGTGCTGATTCTAGTCCTGACGCTCCAGGAGGGGGATTAGGTTCTGGAGCATTTGGAGGAGATGGTCCATCTGTTTCTGGTCAATCTAAAAGCTCTCAAGATACCAGCACTGTAGAAGGTTTTAGAGCTGCTCTTGCTAAAGCTTTAGGTCAGGTTACACAAGCGCAAAAAGATACAGCTGTAGAAGCTCAAGAGGAAGCTGCAAATCAAAGAGCTAGAGATGCAGCAGTAGAGGCAAGAGATAAAGCAATAAGAGATGCTGCTGATCTTGGTGAATTGGACCGTGGTATAATGGGTATAGACAATGATGACGATAATGATAGAGGTCTTCTAGGTCCATCAATAGATGATCCTCAAGGAACTCAAGAAGGTCTTGATGCAGAACAAGAAGCAAGGGATGCAATAGGGAGATCTCAAAGATCCGATCAAGAAAAAGCGATGAACGAGGCTGTAGCAATAGGAACGCAGAGAAACATTTCTAGACAAGATCAAGAAAAAGAAATGGATGCAGCTTATTACGATGATCGCACTATTGATCGTCAGAAGCGAGAAAATATGAAGGCTATTCAAGATAGGTTTGGGTTTAGCCCAGGAAACCCACATCTAGATCAAAATCTTGATTCCCCATCAAGAGAGTCTTTAGCAAAAGATCCTAGAATGAGAGATCCAGTTTTTAAAAATTTAGCTTTTGACTTTATTGACAATGTGTTAGATCAGAAAACTAATTCAACATTAGAAACTTTTATGGGCTATATAATGAAAGCTTTTAATCCAGCTTTAGGATTTGGAACAGCTATGAAAGCCATGTTTGAAGCCCTTGGATTTGACACTAATCCAAATCTTGGCCAAAGAGCTATAGCTGCTGCAATAACCGCTTTTGAAGGTGGTATTCCTGGTCAAAGAGGAGCGGGAGGTTTAATGGAAGGAGAGAGGGGTAATTCTTTTGGAGAAAAACAAGCTATGGAAGCGTTAGAAAAAGTAGCTCCTTGGACAAAGGGATTAAATCAAAGACAAATTGAATATTACTTTGCTGATGGAAACGAAGAAGAGCTTGAATGGGTTACAAATCTTTATAATCAGATGAATCCTGAATGATAGAGTTTATAGCTATAGTTTTAGTTGTAAATATTTTTATAATTGGTGTAGTATAATAGGTGTACAACATGGAGAAAAAAATGGTAGGTAATCAAATTAGAGCTATGGATAGAATGTTTGAGCGCATGATGGGTATGACGGGACACCGTTCACCACTTGCAATGGTAGAATCAACAATGGACAGGATGGAGTCGATGCTTAGCTCGATTCCAACCAACAGTGAAGAGTTCACGGTATGGAAGCTAACTCCTACGACGTATAGGACTGAAGTTCAAGAAGATGGTTCCATTCTGTTCAAAGTTGTTGAAGATAAAAAAGATAATGGTTGGTCTGAAGAAGCAAAGGGACCTGACGTAGAGAAAAAGTGAGCCTACCAGAGATAACTAAAGATGCTTTTGCTGATACAAAGAATGCTGAAGCAGCTATCAAATTTGCTCAGTGGGCACAAGGTGCAGAGTACGATCAAGTCGTTGCTGCATATGCTAAGTGTCATAGCGATCCCAATCTTGATGACACTTTTATTCGTACTCTCGGCCAGCTTGACAGGTATTATCTTGGTGTTTTCCTCTGTAACCGTCATGACATGCTTCACCCTTGGATATATGAAAGATGCCGTGAGGTCGAAAATGACAGAGATAGAAGACTCGATCTTTGGGCAAGATTTCATTATAAAAGTACTATAATAACTTTTCTTGGTTGTGTTCAAGAAATATTATGTAATCCAGATATAACAATAGGTCTTTTATCTTTCTCTTCTAAGCAGGCTAAGCCATTTTTGCGGCAAGTTATGCAAGAGTTAGAGGTAAATGAAAAACTTAAAGGGTTATATCCAGATATACTTTACGAAAAACCTAGGCAGCAAGCTCCTAAATGGGCAGAAAACGAAGGTCTTTGTGTAAAAAGAAGCTCAAACCCTAAAGAACAAACGGTAGAAGCTCACGGTTTAGTGGATGGACAACCAACGGGTAGACACTTTTCATTAATTATATACGATGATGTTGTTGTTCAGGAAAGTGTATCAACTCCAGAGCAGATAGCAAAGACAACCACGCAATGGGAGCTATCATTAAACCTTGGGTCTACACACAATCCAAGATATCAGTACGCAGGTACAAGATATTCATACGGTGACACGTATGGAACAATTTTACAACGAGCAGCGGTAAAGCCTCGTATACATCCAGCCACACACAACGGTCAAATGGATGGAGTACCAGTGTTCCTGATGGATGAGCGCTGGGAAGAGATTAAAAAAACAACTTCTACATACACTGTAGCTTGTCAGCAGTTACTAAACCCAATTGCTGGTAGTGATGTAGCGTTTAAATCAGAGTGGTGGAGAGAGTGGGAAATAAGACCGTATACAATGAATGTATATATTCTTGTAGATCCAGCTAGCTCTAAGAAGAAAGGATCCAACAGAACAGCTATGTGCGTTGTTGGTGTTGATTCGTTCTATAATAAATATTTACTCGATGGAGTTTGTCACAGATTAAGTCTTTCAGAGCGTTGGGACTATTTAAAAAAGTTACGATCTAAATGGAAGATGGCCCCAGGAATTAGAGAAGTAAAAGTTGGGTATGAAAGGTATGGGGCTCAATCGGACATAGACCATTTTAAAGAAATGATGCGTATAGAGGGGCAAAGCTTTCCTGTGTATGAATTAAACTGGGTTGGTGGTGGAGGGTCACAATCCAAAAAGGATAGGATACAAAGATTAGAGCCTGATCTAAAAGATGGTTCATTTTTTTGGCCTTACCCAACAGATAAAAAAAGACTTACATCTTTGCAGTTAGACGTAAAAGACAGGAAGCAAGAGTTTCTTATGTCTAGGAAAATAATGCGTAAAGATGAAAGTGACGTTGTTTATGATTTAGCAAAATGGGTAAGAGATAATGAGTACAATCTTTTTCCTACAATTCACCCTGATTTTTTAGACGCACTATCAAGAATATACGATATTGACCCAACACCTCCAGTTATTCGCACCTACAGGAATCTGGAGCCAGAGGCAGAGGCAGCTTACTAATGGCAAGAACAAGGAGAATAGGACGACGAACTTATCAACCTAGGCGTGTAGCTTACAAGATGAGTAATGGCAAAGCTTTCTACGAAAGACAGCCTCGTGATATTCCTTATGGAGTTCTTCCTTATGTTCAGCCTACATACTGGGTTGCTGGATATTGTGTGGATGATTAACTATGAACCATATTAAATATTTATTAGCAACTATAGCTGCATTTACTTTTGTTATGTTTGTTATAATGTTTCCTGTACTATTAAAAGCTCAAGATGAAATGCCTGAAGGTATGTACGAAAAACAAATCAAGATGAGTCTTGGTTGTACTGAAGGATTTATGGCTATGATAGATATTCTTCATGATAACTATCAGGAAGTTCCAGTAGTTATGAGTCATCTAGATATGAACACAACGTTTGTTTTATTCGTTAATGAAAAAAGAACTACATCTACATTAGTTATTACTAAAAATCTTAAACACAAAGAAGAGGCTTGTATTGTTTGGGCGGGTCAATCTAATGGGACATCTTTAAGTATAAACCCTAATCCGATATTTCCAGTAGAAACGTGATGGAAGAGTCTGCAATGGTTGATATGTTGTTTGGGGTATTAAGCATCGGTCTTGCTTTTATACTTCGTAGAGTTTTTTCTTTATTTGATAAGCTTCAAGAAGAAGATAAAATATTGCATAACCGTATTACAGAATTGGGAGCTCAAGCGGTAAGTAGAGCAGAGTTGCATGGAGCAATAGATAGAGTTTTAAATCGTATAGACAAACTAGAAGAAAGGTTAATGAATAAATAATGGCTTCTAGAAAACAAAAACCTATACCAAAAACCACTACAGGAAAAAAGCCTAATTTTAGAAAAACTAAATCAGGCGCTGGAATGACAAAGGCGGGAGTAGCCGCTCATCGCAAAGCAAATCCAGGATCTAAACTTAAGACAGCCGTAACAGGAAGTCCTAAAAAAGGATCTAAAGATGCTAAAAGAAGAAAGTCTTATTGTGCTAGATCAGCTGGACAGTTAAAAAATTCTAGCGCTAAAACAAAAAATGATCCAAACTCAAGAATAAGGCAAGCACGACGAAGGTGGAAATGCTAATGGCTAAGAAAGGATTGTACGCAAACATACACGCAAAACGAAAAAGAATTAAATCTGGCTCTGGTGAGTCTATGAGAAAACCTGGGAGCAAAGGCGCTCCAACTAACAAATCTTTTAAAAGGTCAGCTAAAACTGCTAAGAAAAAATGAAACATTTAAAGGAAAATAATGAATCGTATCTGCAACACTTACGAAAAGCAATGTCTATATCTGGCCTTATGTTGGTTGGGAGCGCTACTGCTTTTGTTCACAGCATTGTACCATTTGTAGCAGTAGATACAACCAGCAAGATATGCAGTAAGGTTAGAGATAAACTAGAACATAGGAGATGTGTATGTGGGAAAACTTAATAAAAACTTGGAACGCATTAGACCGAAGAATAAAAATAGTAATTGTAATCGTAGCAGGATTCGCTATTTTGTCCGCAATCTTTGGATCGCCATCGCCATCAGTTCCTGTACAGTAATAACTGGATGTCAAGCTCTAAAGGAGTCAACGATAGTAGCGACAGGAGCGGGAACGGGTGCGGTTGTTGGGACTGTGATCAGTGGGGGTGTAGCTGCACCGATACTGGGAGCCATGACGGGTGCCTTTGTGACCGATGTAACGACGGAGGTTTTGACAACAGAACCAAAGATTCAGACTATTATAGAGGCGCCTGATAACTTTTTTAGTTTGTTGCATAAGTTAGTTGAGATAGGTGGGTGGGCTTTAGTATTAGTGTTTGTAGTGCCTATGGTTTGGGGGTGGTTAATTCCAAGCCCAACAAAATTAAATAGAAAAAAA